CTCTCTTGCGATTGGTCGTGGTGAAAAGTTGCCTGTATCTAAGGGTGCTGGGCTTACCGCCAAAGGTCGTGCTAAATATAATGCGGCTACTGGCTCGAATCTAAAGGCTCCACAGCCTGAAGGCGGCCCTCGTAAGAAGTCATTTTGTGCTCGGATGTCTGGTATGCCTGGCCCAATGAAAGATGAAAATGGTAAGCCTACTAGAAAGGCTGCCTCTTTAGCGAGGTGGAAATGCTAAATATGATGGAACTTTGGACGGGTGGGCTAACCATATTTGTAGCCTTAATTGGATATATGATGCACGAAAAGTTTAACGACTTAAAACGAATTGATATGTTATTAAACAAAACAAGAGAAGAGGTGGCTCGTGATAACGTTACTAAAGCAGAAGTTGATCGCATTATGGAACACATTGATTCAAGGTTTAACAAACTTGAAGTTAAAATTGACCAGCTTATTCAAAAGTAAATAATGCCAAGCACATCTAAAAAGCAACACAATTTTATGGCTGCAATTGCACATAGTCCTGCATTTGCTAAGAAAGTAGGAGTACCACAGTCCGTGGGTAAAGATTTTAACAACGCCGATAAAGGCAAAACATTTAAAGAAGGTGGAACTATGAAACCAGTAGACATGAAAAAGAATCCAGGTGTAGCTAAGCTACCTACAGCCGTTCGTAACAAAATGGGTTTTATGAAAAAAGGCGGCATGGCTGATGATGCTAAAGAAGACATGAAAATGGATAAGTCTCAGGATAAAGCCATGATTAAAAAAGCTTTTAAACAGCATGATGCCCAAGAGCATAAAGGCGGCAAAGGTACCAAGCTAGCTCTTAAAGCAGGCGGCATGACAATGAAAAAGATGGCTGGTGGCGGTTCTGCATCAAGCCGTGCTGATGGTTGCGCTACTAAAGGCAAAACCAAAGGCACAATGATTAAGATGAAAAATGGCGGAAAGACTTGCTAAATGCCAATTGAGCCTATAGACCCTTCTAAAAAACCTGACGGCGACGGGAAAGAGAAGTACGCTCCCGAGGAAAAACGCGGTCCTGGAAAGTTTGACGAAGCCTTAGATAAGGCTAAAATCGATCGGGCTAAGGCTGAAGCTAGTAAAATGGCAGAAGAGCATAGAGCAAAAGTTGAAGCTGAACGCCCACGCACCTATACTGAAAGATTGCAAGATATGGGTAGACTGCCTAAAGGTGGCGGTGGCGGTGGCGGTATGGGTGGTAATAAATTAAGTAACCGTGATTTAACAAAAGCATACAAGGCGGGCGGTAAAGTGAAAAAATATGAGAGTGGTGGGTCGATGCGTGTTGATAGATCTCCAAAATATTCTAACTCACAAATGGCTTCTGTTAGAGAACAATTAGACAAAAACGAAAAAGCGGCTAAACCTGAGCACGATAAAAATGTTGAGCGGTATAACAAAGCTATGGATGAAGTAACCAAAAGAACTCAACCTGGTATGGCTAAAATGAACCCAATGGGCGACACATATAAAAAAGGCGGTAAGGTATCTTCTGCCTCTAAACGTGCAGACGGATGTTGCATCCGTGGAAAGACAAAAGCATGAGACCAAGTCGTGGTATGGGTGATATAAACCCTTCTAAAATGCCTAAGGGTGTAAAGAAAGCTCGTCGTGATGACACTGACTTTACGCAATACAAAGAGGGCGGTAAAGTTAATGCTGCGGGCAATTACACCAAACCAGGAATGCGTAAGCGAATTGTTTCTCAAGTTAAAGCTGCTGCAACACAAGGTACTGGCGCAGGTCAGTGGTCGGCTCGTAAAGCGCAATTAGTAGCTAAAAAATATAAAGCTGCTGGTGGGGGTTACAAGTGACATGGTCGAAAAAATACAAAGAATCAATAAATTGCAGCAACCCGAAGGGGTTCTCCCAGAAAGCCCATTGTGCAAGCAAAAAGAAAATGGCTGGGGGTGGTTTAGCAAAATCACAGCAATCTTTAAAGTCTTGGGGCGACCAAGAGTGGACAACCAAGTCGGGGAAGAAGTCATCCGAGACGGGGGAGCGATACCTACCCAAGAAAGCAATACAAGCGTTAAGCCCAAGCGAGTACGCAGCAACAACACGAGCAAAGCGAGCGGGGAAAGCACAAGGAAAGCAGTTCGTGCCCCAGCCAGCAAAAGTAAAAGCAAAAGTAAAACCATATCGAAAGGTTAAATAATGGCTACTAAAAACTGGATTAAAGATGCTATTAAAAAACCTGGCGCATTACGCAGTGCGTTAGGCGCAAAGAAAGGCGAACCCATACCTGCCAAAAAACTTACAGCTGCGGCTAAGAAACCTGGCAAAATGGGTCAACGTGCCCGTCTAGCTCAAACTCTTAAGAAAATGAAATAATGACTACATCTGGTACCTCTGCGTTTAATCTAGACCTTAATAACCTCATTGAAGAGGCTTTTGAGCGTTGTGGTGCAGAGCTTCGTACAGGTTACGATATGCGGACTGCCCGTCGTTCTTTGAATCTATTGACAATTGAATGGGCTAACCGTGGTATTAACTTATGGACAATTGAGCAAGGTCAGATTGAGCTGGTTACTGGGCAAGGTATTTACCCTATACCAACCAATACAATTGACTTATTAGATATGGTGGTTAGGCAGAATAATGGTATTCCAAGCAATCAAATTGATATTAATATTAGCCGTATTTCTGAGTCCACTTACTCTACCATTCCTAATAAACTGGTAACTGGGCGCCCTATCCAAGTTTGGTTTAATCGCCAATCAGGGCAGTCAAACTCAACTACTGTAACTTTAAATGGCACAATTAATGCCACGGCTACTTCTATTACTGTAAGTGATGCTAGCGTTCTTCCTATTGGCGGTTTTATTAAAATTGATAATGAAACTATTAGCTATGCTAACGTCGTAGGAAACGTGCTAACAAACTGTTACCGTGGTCAAAATGGTACTACAGCCGCAAGCCATACTACTGGCGCTGCAATTAGTGTACAAAATCTTCCTTCTATTAATGTTTGGCCTACACCTGCTGCTGGCGGTAGCCCTTATACCTTTGTATACTGGAGATTGCGTAGGGTTCAAGATGCAGGTACTAACGGCTCGGTAGAACCTGATATTCCTTTCCGCTTTTTACCTTGTATGGTAGCTGGGTTGGCTTTTTATTTAGCTCAAAAACTACCAGATGCACTACAAAGAATGCAGTTTTTAAAGAGTGAGTATGAAGAGCAATGGCTCATGGCATCTACAGAAGATAGGGAAAAAGCGGCAATAAGGTTTGTGCCAAGGACTACCTTCTATGCCTAATAAATATAGTAGTGGTAAGTTTGCCATTGCGGAGTGTGATCGATGTGGTCAACGGTATAAGTTAAAAGAACTTAAAAAGTTAATTGTTAAGCAGCAAATAAAGAATATTAAAGTATGCCCAACTTGTTGGGATCCAGATCAACCGCAATTGTCGTTAGGTTTATATCCAGTAGATGACCCACAGGCTGTACGGGAACCACGTCCTGATGTAAGCTATCAGGTATCTGGAAGTAATGGTTTACAAGTAATATTAACAAATAGTGTTAACCCCAATGCTGCTGGAGTTCCACAGGGTGGTAGTAGAGTATTTCAGTGGGGATGGAATCCAGTTGGTGGTGCTAGAGATAACGGGTTAACACCCAATGATCTTGCTCCATCGTGTTTGGTAGGTAGCGTAACAGTAACAATAACTTAGGAGAAGTATATGTCATTCAAAAAAGGCGCTAATGGTATTGAATCCAAAGGCAAAACAGTGGGTAAAAATTTAGGCGATTCAGGTCCAACCGTTGGTTTTCTAGGTGGTAACACTGTAAAGCATGGTGTTAGCTCTATGGCTATGAAAGATGTTGGTCGTAACTTGGCTCGTGTAGCAAATCAAAAGAAATCAGGAAGAGGCAGATAATGGCTAAATTTTCTCAAAAAGTAATGGGCAAAGAAGTTGGCACTGCTGACGTTTACGCCAAACCACATACTATGGATGGTAAAGCTATGGATGCTAAAGAACCAAGCAAAGTAACTCGTGATCCAAATACATTATCAGCTAGCGAAGTAACACCTAAAAGCGGTGCTATGCGTGTTAGCGCAGGTAATCCAGATCGTAATGATGTTAAAACTACAGGCATTAAGCAACGTGGATCTGGCTGTGCTACTAAAGGGTTTACCTCTAGAGGCCCAATGGCATGAACTATACGCAGTTAACGTCCGCAATTAAAGGGTTTGCTGAGAACGATTTCCCAGCAACCGTGGGGTCGTTTACGTCTGCGGAACAGATTGCTCGTTTTGTCCAGCTTGCAGAACAACGGATTTATAACACCGTTCAGATGCCTGCTTTCCGTAAGAATGTTACGGGTAATGTGACTACTGGGAATAAATACTTAGCAACTCCGTCTGATTGGCTTGCAACATTTAGCGTTGCGGTGATTAATGCGGCAAATGAGTATCACTATTTACTTAACAAAGATGTTAACTTTATCCGTGAATCTTACCCA